CTACTTTTGCTTTCCTGCCCTCTTTACACCAAGGACAAGAACCGTGGCTTCTGCAACTAGCGTCAACAGCTTTGCTTCCGGTATATGGCTTGCGTTTAGTTCTTGCCATTATCTTTCCTATAAGGCTTAGAAGGAATGTCACTCTTCGTTCTCATGTAGATTTTCTCGGTGGTATTGCCTTCGCCGGTGACATAATCGAGCTTGACCAGGTTCCTCAAAAGCGTGAGCCCTTTCTGCTTTCCAAATCCGGCAACCTTGGCAATTCGTGCGCTCTTCATTGGCATGGTCATAGCCTTGAGATAATCGATGTGCTCTTGCGTCATTTGCTCTTCAATGTTTCTGCTCATGCTCTAAATCCTTTGGATTAAATGGTGGTAAAGCATTAAATCTGCTTAAGAGATTGAAAGAATCCCGATTATTCCCATGTTAAAAAGTATGAAAACAGCTCCTTAATATCTTTATAATAAAACCAACCTCTTAAACCTATCTCGCAAGTTGTATTCCATCTTTTTGTTACAGGTATGATCTCCACATATTTCCTTTTGTGGTGAAATCTAATTGCGTAGTATTTAGGGTGCGTTATTAACCAAGGCTTTTTCCCCTGCCTTTTCAAGTACCCAAAGGCGAATTTGGTTTCTTTGCATTCAATGTTTGAGCAGCTTTTCCTAAACTTAATGACTCTTTTCATTTTTTACCCGCAGAGCCATGATCGGTAACAGGAGATTGGTTCCATTCCACCATGACGCGGTTAATAGCCTCTATTAGCCCTGATTGATTCGTGAAGCCATTATCATCTGCCGCACGCTTAAACCTCTTAGCGTCCTGCTTGCTCAGCTTGACAGTAAGGAAGCTAAACTCAGTTTTTAATACCGGCTCTTGTGGAAGTTTGTAAAGACTCCATAAATGCTGTGGAGTGTCCTGGTAAAACCGATTCTTTAATAGCACTGGGGGGCGCATACAGCCGATCATGTAGCCAAGAAAATACAATTTTCTATTAGCTGCGTTAGCTTCTCGAGAGATGTTATCTACTGCAACTGCGCTATAGACATCTGCCGTCGGTGCGTGGGGGTTTTCCCCTAGATACTCGACTAATCTTTGCGCCATAGGTCTTGATTTAGGGATAGCTTCTATCAAGGGTGCTAGTTCTTCTGGGTTAAATACTGCTATCGTCATATTACCAGTAGCGGCGCTTGCTTCTTGTAGTAATTCATTCATCGCTCGTTACCTCTGTAGTCTTCACAATTTCTGGCGTCAGATAATTCCTGACAAACCGCGTCTGATATCTCTTCAAGATTCACGCTTTCGGCAAGCTCTATACCGTCAAGCATCACACTGGTAATTGTTATTTCAAACGGCTCCTCTGGCTCAAGGTGCGTAGCTTTTCGAAATGGCTGAACGTCATAATCAACATCGACTTCTATTTCTATGTGCGTTTTTCTGCTCATGCGGCTTGCTCCTTTTGAAGCTGAGATATGAAATTGGAAACCTCTGAGTCACAGTTGCTTAATAACCAATCTGTTACCTCTTGCGCCAAGCCCTCTAAGACTTCCCACGCCGCGAAATCATCTTGTGATGCCATCGCCTCAGTGACTACGATCTCAATGTCCTTGAGCTTGCTATGGCCTTCCTGCTGTAGCTTAGAAACTATGCTTTTAAATTTTGTGATAGTTCCTTTTTCAAACGAGTTATAAAGATTTGTTTGAATGCCTTGGTCGATGCTTGTTAAAAAACAGTGCATACCAATAGCGTCAGAATTAGTTATCAAACTATCAAAATACTTTTTCTGATCTTCGGTGTAATGGCTGATTTCAGGGGAGGTTATAAGCGGCTCGAATTGCTCATTCTGATTTGATAATTCAATTGCTTGAGCCATGCGATCCAGCTTTTCAGTTTTCGGCCAAGTCTTAAATGCTTGACGGATAACTGTTTTCAATGCCATCTGGATATAGTCTGAAATCCAGGGGCCCATTTTCTTCTTGCCGGACTCGGAGCGCATCATAATCGCGTCAGTTTCAGCCTTGCTCATTTCATTTGTGAGGTAAGCGCCGGTAACGGTTTTGGCAACACAATAGAAGCCAACTACTGCGCCACGGTCTTTGAATGCGTTAAAGGTATGGCTAGGCTTATCGTCAACACCGTTATTGGTGTAAACATCTTCAGCGTAAACAGCTTTGGCTTGGACAAACTCTAAAGTGCCTGACTGGATCGCGAGGTCACACATACCCATGTAAGAAGGGTCAAGGCAAATCTTTCCACCTCTAGGCACTAAGTATGCTTGCTTCTTTGCGGGGTTCAGAGACAGCCCTATAGACGCCACGTTCGACATTGCGTGTAGTAGCGACAACGGATTATCTCTCGCCACTTTTTCAAGGTAAGAATTTGCAGAAAACAGTTGAAGCGCATAGCTTTGTTCTTGCTCAAATAGCATTCCGACTGGCGCATTCACAAACTTTGGCTCAGCCTTTTGTAAAAATTCGACTAATTCACTCATCGTTCTTTCTCCAATCAAACTGCTCAATTTGCTGTAAAAATCCAGACTCAAGAATTGGCGCGCCGAATAGCTTGTCTAATGGCGTGCAGCCTTTCATAAGATCAGCCGTTTTTTGTCTAGCCTCAAACAAATTCTTAGCGTTAATAATCTCGTGCTCGAATTCTTCAGCTAGGATCTTGTCAGCTATTCTTGATGCCTGGTGCTGGCCCCTGAAGGGCAATACTTTATTGCTCATTAGATTTCTCCAGCGATATGCTTTCTAACGCTTCTTGCGCTCCTTTAAATTGAGGCATTCCAGATGATTCGCCGTAGTAATGCTTGCCGCAAAAAGAAATTAACTTGTCAATATTTCTTCTGCTCATAGCCGGCAAAATCTCAACCCCAAAAGCTCTGACAGAATCAATAATTATTTCACCGCCAAGCTCTTTGTAACTAATCCACTGATACGCTTCGGTCAATCTTTGAATAGTCGCACTCATGTCCTCGCTCCCAGTGCGTCGTTATGCGCTCGTGTAAATTCTCGGATAGATTCTTTCTTAACCGTGTTGATATGCTCTTGATTCGGATTGACCGCTATCAATCGAACAGCTCTGTCTATCTCTTGGTCTTCTTTGATTTTCCACTGATCGGGATAGTTGGTTTCTGCGTAAAACTCAACCATTCTTAATGTGCATTGGGCCAGTTGTTTCATAAGGATTTCATAGCTCTTGTTCCCAGCTTCGGACACCTCAATCGCAGTCTTTGCTAGGTCGGCCAAATCTCGATCACTTGCTTCGCTAATTGCTAAACCAACAAAGTCAGATTTTGTGTATTTCATTTGCTTAGAATGAGACTCAGATAGAAACTTTTGTACCGCGTGATTCATGCTCATAGTGAAAGTCCTATATTGGCAATGATGTAAAAGGAAACCGGCAGGCAAATCGCGCCGATAATTTGAATGTACCAAGGCTCGGAATCTGCCTTCAGGTCTGCGATTATTTGGCTGATCATTTGCTGCTCCAATTAGAAGCCTGTGAGTTGCTTTTGCCGTGAGTGGCAATACGTGAGTTGCTTCTGTCTCGAATAGTCCAGATGTGGGCGTTATGTTCAGGGCTCCACTTGACGCTCTCACCGCGATTTCTAAGAGTGTTCTTGCGCTTGGTGTCTCTGACGATTCGGGTGTCTTTAATGGCGTTCATGCCGAAGCTCCTGAAATGAATTTCACTTGGTAGGAAATAGCAGGGCGTCTAGAGGCGTTCCTGCGAGTGCTTGGCCTAGCGGGGGTGATTGATCCTGATAGAACAGAACAGGCTACCAGCGCAATTACACCGGCCTTAGAAAGTTTATAAATGGCTTCTTTGATGGTGAGCGAGCCAGTCTTGAAAATTACTGAGTTGCGAGTCTGCTTGATGGCCTGAGCTGAAACGCCATACTTATTGGCAACCTCTTGACCCGTCATGGTGATCGAATCTTTGACCCTGCTGATCTCTGAATTTGTAAGTTTTCGCTCGTTCATTTTGTTCTCCGTGGTATTCCCAAACCGTGAAGATATTAAAACATACTGTTTTAGTTTAAACAACAGGTTTTAACACAAAATGTGTTTTATTTAATTCTAGGCGAAAAAAAAGCCCCGAAGGGCTTGGGTGGGAGCTGCTATAAAGCGGCATTTAGTGGGGATTAATTTAGCGCAGCAAAGCGAACTATGCCCGAATTGATTACCGATCCGCTTGGCCCCCGAGTCGTGACCTGACCATTTAGAACCCCGTCTAAAAGCAGCTCCATTGTGCTTGGTCCAATGCTCAGATTACAGAGAACGCCACCCCCGTCTGTTAGAAAGCAGGTTCCTGTCAGTGGGTACATAAGCCCCTCGGGAGTCTTTGCGGCCCCGTTAGCCCTCATGTAGCGAGAAGCAAACCCCAAATCAAGCTCAATAGATGCGAAGTCTATGCCGGGTATGCTTACTCCAATCAAATCCAAATCAAGTTGGAAGTTCTGAGAGGCTTGAGCTGAAACATTTACTGATGCGACTAGGGTGGGGAATAAAGCGAATAACAGAATAAATCGTTTAATCATCGTCTTCTCCTTGGCGTGAAATGACCGTCAGCTACTCCGCAAATTACAGAGTCTTTCGGGATCTTAATAATTGGTTCGGGCCAATCGGGATTGATGGCCGCAAGATACATTCCCTCGTTAGTTATTTGTAAAGTCTTAAAGGTCACGCTCCCGTCCGGGGTGCGCACCACAACATCATCGCCATGTTTAGCCTCTATATCTGGCTCGAACTTAACCTGGCTCTTGTCTGGATAACCTTCTCCAGTTCGGGGGTTGAACATTGAAATCCCCTCAATACGAAGGACGTAAGCCCTTTCTCCTGCCTCAAAAGGCCAGTCTATCCACTCTTCGGCGTCTTCTACTGCGTATGGGTCCATCAATTCATCCCAACTTCCGGCACGAACAAAAGATATTAGCGGGATTCTTCTTAGATTTCTATCCTGAAATGTAACATTAGGGCGGCCAATAGTGTCAATGTTGTGACAATCGGCAGTAACATCCTTCTGGCTGTCGAGCCGAGCGAGGCCTTCCTCCCTTTCAATCAGCTCCATGGCTTTTTCATAAAACTTCTTTGGAAGGCTTTCTCTATACACCCAGTTGTTATAGTGCTGGTTACTGTTCGCACCTATCAATAAAGACATTTCGGCCTTGGTTTTCCCTTGGCGAACCCTGTACCTCTCTAGCTTTTTAATTAACTCATTCATTCTTCAATTATCGCAAACCTTAAAGGCGTGTGTTTAAAACATTTCGTGTTGACTAAAATGAAACAAAGTGTTTTAATACCCCCATGACAATATTCGAAGAAATAGTAAAGAGTTACGGAAATATTAAGTCTATCCAGGCCCGTTTTGGATACACAAGCCCTATGGCGGTATACAACTGGCGGTCTAGGGGAATCCCCAAAGATAAGCTAATTGATATTCATAATGACACCGGCATTGATTTGCAGAAACTAAACGCTGGCGAGCTAAAGAAAGGTTAATTAAGTCCATGTCCTAAATTATGGCATGGCTTTTTTTTACCCAAAATTCCTATAAGTGCATGGCTAAACATACAGGTAGTTAAATGGCTGGAGATTGGATCAAAGTAGAAAACGTCACTCCTGATAAGCCGGAGGTTTTTCAGTTGGCCGAGATTCTGCAAATAGACCCTGATGCTGTAACTGGCAAACTGTTGCGTATCTGGATATGGGCTGACGAACAGACGATAGATGGTAACGCAAAAGGTGTTACACGTTTGTTGCTAGATCGTCTCGCAGGGGTTACAGGTTTCGCTAATGCGATGTTACAAACCCCTTGGCTGGAAGATGAGGACGGCCAATTAGTGTTCTCTAACTTCGATAGGCATAACGGCAAAGGGGCTAAAAAGCGTTCAGAATCAAATAGAAGGGTGTCAAACCACCGTGAAAAACTGAAACAAGAATGTAACGTAGAAAGCGTTACAAAAGTAGTTACCAGAGAAGAGAAGAGAAGAGAAGAGAATACATATACGTCTAGCGACGTATCGGGTGTGTTTTCTTACTGGCAAGAAAGAATGGGAAAACCTCTTGCAAAGCTAGACCCCTCCAGAAAATCCAAGATTCAAACACGGCTTAAAAACTATTCCTCTGGCCAACTAAAAAAAGCTATCGACGGCTGCGCTTCATCCGAATATCACATGGGGCAGAACGACAGCAACAAGCAATACAACACGATTGACCTGATTTTCCGCAACGACTCCAAAACCGAAGAATTTATTGACCTGCTTTCCACTCAGCGTGAGCAGTCAAGTGGCGGGCTAGAAATATGATTCCAGATGTAGATTTTAAAAAGTATTACAAGGATATGGGTCAACGCGAAAGCGGAAGGATTCACAAGCCTAGCAGATGGATTGACCAAATTGCGGAACGGATCTCTCGTGGCGGCAAGCCTTGGGGTGATTGCCTGCCTTGGACGAAGTGTGACGAGCTTATCCGATTGCGACCCGGCGAGCTTTCAATCTGGGGAGGAATGTCGGGCCACAAAAAATCAATGCTCCTTGGCTGGGTTATGTGCAATCTCGCTAAGAATTATGAGTCTCCGGTAGCTCTTGCAAGTTTAGAAATGCCCCCAGAAGAAACGATATTCAGAATGGCTCGCCAATGTACCGGCTGTGATCCTTCTGTGGACGCTGTGGGCGATTTCCTCAAGTGGAGCGATGAGAGGTTTGTGATTTATGACGAACTCGATACGGTCCACTTTCAGCGAATTCTAGGCTTTGTTTATTACTGCGCTGTCGAGCTTGGTTACAGGCATATTGTGATTGACTCATTAACAAAATGTGGCATCTCTCCAAAGGATTCTGAAAAGGAAAAAATGTTCCTCGACAAACTCCAGTGGTGTGCAAAAACGACGGGTTGCCATATCCACTTGGTCGCTCATATTCGCAAGCCTCAGAACGCAGGTGAAGAATACATACCCACCAAATTTGATATTCGCGGAGCTGGTGAGATTACCGACTTGGCTGACAATGTTTTCATTTGCTGGTCAAACAAAAAGCGCGCCGAGATTCTAACCAAGCAGGAAAAGTTTGGAAACTTAGACGCATCGGACGCTGAATATCTTACTAAATCTGTAGACCAAAAACTGATTGCAGCAAAACAGAGAAATGGAACTTTTGAAGGCACTGTAAATTTATTCTTCGAAAGACGATCCATGCAATTCGTGGCAACCGAAGGACGCAGGCACGACTTCAAATACAAGACAACCTACGAGGCAGCGGCATGAAGAATATCAACCAACTACTCGAAGAATGTGTAACTAGAATCGACAAGAAAACGAAGTCTCACAATAACAAGCAGGCCCACGACAAGGGTATTGCGGAAGCTAAAAGAATTTTGAATACGGAGAAGGCGGCATGAAATATCAGCTAACCGAAAAGGAAATCAGCGACTACGTTTCAGGCATGAGCGTTAGAGAAATTGAAATCACATCAACTCTCAGTGCTGGCGCTATCAAGTCAAGGCTTAGAGAAGTTGGGCTTTTAAGAACGAGAGCAGAGGGTACAAAGGTTGCTTATGATCGAGGAGTGAATCTTGGCCCAATAACAAGATTATCAGAGAACGAAAACGGCCCGGCTTATGCGGCTGTACTTTCACAGGAATGGATAAGAAAACCACTAGGGGTATCGGTATGAAATACGGCGTAAACGTAAAGATCGACGTTAGCAAGATTGACAAGAATCTACTATTCAAAGGAGCCAAGGGTGTTTACCTAGACGCAACCGTTTTTATCGACCCTGAGCAAAAAAGCGAGTTCGGTGATCACGGAATGATAACTCAGGACGTTAGCAAGGAAGCGCGAGAGAGGGGCGAGAAGGGAAACATCTTGGGCAATGCAACGGTGTTCTGGACGGGTGAATCTCAGCAGGGCGGTCAGTCACAACAGCAATCACAATCGCAGGCAGCTCCGAGCAGTTTTGACGATTTCAATAGCGAAATTCCCTTCTAGCGTTCAGCAATTCGCCGTGATCATTATTAATGAACAGAAGGAAATGATGGAAAGTGCTTAAAGAATCCTGCACAAGCCGAAACGATTTAGCCAAGTGCTTTAAAGAGCTTCAGGCACTTATGGACTTGAATGGATCTGTCACTGTGGTGGGTAGCGCGAAAGACCTCCAAGCTGAAGAGTTCGAGATGAAGAAAAAGCGAACGATTACTCAAAATAGTGCAATGCACAAATATTTTGAACTGCTCGCCATAGCTTTTAGCGACGCCGGATTGGATATGAAAGCAATCTTAAAAGACGACGCCGAAATCCCTGCCACGAAAGAAAATATAAAGCTATGTGTTTGGAAGAAAGTGCAGGCGGCAATGTTTGGCGAAGAGTCCACCACAGAATTAACCACAGCACAGGTCAGCGAAGTTTACGCGGTAGTTGATAGGCACACTTCTTCGGCCTTTGGTGTTCACGTTGAGTTTCCTAGCTGGATGGGTAGCAGATGAGCAACAGAGGAGAATCAGCCATGTACGACTTAGGCAGACAAGCCAGAGAGCATGAGTTCCAAACTGTTAGCTGCAATGTGCGGGATAGCGTTAAGCGCTCGTGGTGGCTCGCTGGCTGGCATGACCTAGATATTGAAAAAGGAGTCAACAAGTTTTTTGATGATGTAAATCGATTAATTATCGAGGATAGAGCCGCATGAGAAAGCACATAGCGACCATTGAGCACTTTCAGCCTTTTAACAATACGGAGCAACAACATGTCGTCTAAACCAAGCCCGCCAGATATAGCAATCTTGGAATACGGATCGCCAACTGAAAACCAAACTGAAAGTATCAGAGCATGGATTCAGGAGGGTACAACCCGTAAGGCTGCAAAACTTCTTGGGAAAGACCCCGGCAACATTGGAAGAGACGCGAAGCTGGTTAGACAAAGGGCTGAAAAAGCTGGCTGGAGTCCTACATTTTCTGCAAGTGAGCTAGTCCCTACTACTGAGCAGGTGATAGGGCGATCAATTCTCACAAAAGACGACGAGGGAAACACTGTTTGGCTGAAGACGAAAGCTAAAAAGGAAGAGGAACAACACGCATTTAAAGAGTTTATTAAAACCCTAACCGAAGAAATAAAACCTGCCAAAAAAATACCAGCACCAAAAGGCAAAAAGAATGACGAGCTAATGAGCGGGATATTTATAGGCGATGCTCATATAGGGATGTACGCATACGCACCGGAAACAAAGCACTCAGATTTCAATACTGATATCGCCGCTCAAGGTCTTAGGGACGCTATTGATGATTTGATAGCAAGATCACCTGACGCGGAAACGGGCTTGCTATGTGACGTTGGCGATTTTATGCACATGAATTCAAGCCTTTACACGACCTTAAAAGGAACCCCGCTTGATTGCGACACAAGATATTCGAGAGTTTTAAGAATCGCGGGCAGGGTAATGAAATACGCTGTAACCAAAATGCTTATCAAGTTCCAGAAGGTCATAGTCGTGATAGCTAAAGGCAATCATAACGAAGATCCGGCTGTAGCGGTTCAGGAAATAACGTCAGCGCATTTTGAGAATGAGCCAAGGGTAACGGTTTTAGATACTGACGGCTATTTCCACTACATCGAATGGGGAAAGTGGCTAATCGGTGTTAATCACGGCGATAAAATAAAGCCTGCAAAACTGGTAAATGTAATGGCCCGAGACATGGCCGCAGCATGGGGAAGAACAACTCATCGAATGTGGGCAACCGGCCACTTTCATCACCAGCAGGTATTAGAGCTCGACGGCTGTACGGTTTACAAATTTGGCGCATTACCCCCACCTGATAGCTGGCACGCTGGCGCAGGGTTTGGCGGCAACGGCCAAATGCAGATGATCACCTTTAAGAAGGGCGGGGGCAGACACTCAACAATGATTTACGACCTCCCTCAACCATCCCAAGAGCCTGATTTGGTGGCATAAATTAAATATCAATCATTAGCGGCATAGGGGAAGGGTATGGGCGTTGAGAAAATGTTAGAAGCAGAATATGAAAATATACAGTCCGCAAAAAGACACGGGGAGTTTCTTGATTCAATCCTCTCGCCTCCACCCTCTGCAACAGAAATTCAAGTCGGCGGCAACCATTACAAAGACATGAAGATTCAGCCGGTTCAGTACATTCAAGCCAATAACCTCGGCTTTTGCGAGGGCAGTGTAATCAAGTACGTTTCTCGCTTCAGGTCCAAGGGAGGTGTTGAGGATCTGAGGAAGGCCAAGCACTTTATCGACTTGCTAATCGAGGCCGAGCTAAGTGAAGAAGACTAGAACCCTAAACAAGCTGGCCGATGATCTGGCAGTCGCTATGCAAAAGCATGTACGGCTCAAGGCGGCAGACTCAATGGGCTTTTGTCAGTGCGTCACGTGTCCGAATAAAAAGCACTGGAAGGAAATGCAAGGCGGACACTTTATCGAGCGCAGCAAGGCCCACAGGACGTTAGAAGAGAACATTCACCCACAATGCCCATACTGCAATCAATACGGCATGAAAAGGGCTTCCGTGGTTCTAATTTATCGAAGATATATGGTTGATATGTATGGGGGTAAGTTTGTGACGCAATTAGAAGATTCTGCAAATAATGTTGTTAAGAGATTCCGTCCTGACTTGGTAAAAGAGATCAAGGATTTGCGGGCAAGAAACCGAGAACTGGAGGCTGAATTGTGAGCGCTGAACTTCTGAATATGGATTGCATGGAATACATGAAAGGGCTTGAGGATAACGCTTTTGAGCTTGCAATTGTGGACCCCCCTTACCGAGATGAGAACCAGCCGACCAAGGATATGAGAAATAACGGTTCTATGGAGAGCATTGTAGGCAGGCCGACCGCAGAGTATTGGACGGAATTATTAAGGGTTAGCAAAGAGCAAGTAATATGGGGCGCAAATAATTTTGAATTGCCTCAATGGAAGGGGTTTATCGTGTGGAAGAAAAAGACGATAAGTGAAAATTTTACTATGTCTATGTGTGAGGTTGCCTCTCTTTCTGAGGGGCTTGGCACAACTTCAAAGTGGATAGAGGTTGCCCCGCAGGATAAGTTTAGGTTTCATCCGAATCAGAAGCCCTTGCTTTTATATGATTTTATTCTCAAGCATTACGCCAAAGAAGGCGACCGAATCCTAGACACTCACTTAGGTTCAGGCTCTAGCGCCATAGCAGCACATTACGGGGGCTTTGACTTTGTGGGCATGGAATTAGACGAAGATTATTACAAAGCGGCCTGTAAACGCTTTGATTCAGAGACAGCTCAATTAGGGATGGCGATATGACCTGCACCTACTGCAACACAGAGCACGGAGATATGGACTGCGATATTGATGATCTGAAGGAAAACATTGATTCGCTGGCCGAGTTGATTCAAGACCAGACGCAGATTATATGCCACCAAGTTCAAGAATTGGAAAGCAGCGAGTCACAAACGACTCATTAGCAGATTGGGAGATAGCAATGCAGCATAACCATATTGATAAGTTGTTAGACATTTATCTAGACAGCCTAATATCTATCTCCAATGACGCAGGATGGGGCGGTGAGTCCATGATGGCTAAGATTATAGAGTTCGGCGCTGATATCCCTAGAGGCACTGGCAACGATCAGTCGAACATGACAATGATTATTGCGTTAGAGAATTTCCGCAAAGAGCATCACGACACCAGAAAGATCAGGGCAGTAGTTGGTGAATTGCTAAATGGCCCGTCTCACAAGGCCAAAACCAAAGCATTACTGTCGAGGCGCTATTATCACAGCATTAATGCAGATACCGGAAGGCTCTTTACAGACTTAGACCGAATGAGGCTTGTAGGGGGCTATGAGATTGAGATGGCTAACGATGAATCTAAGGCTATTAAGAGGTTTGGAGGGCGTGTGAGAGCTGCTTACGAGGTCTTGGAGCTAGAGCTTGATAAGTACGAAAGATACCAAGAAGCAACGCTGGTAATGGCCGGTTAAATAAATGGATTAAAGGTTGATTTCAAATCGGTTTCAGAGTATGGTTTATGTCTTACTGCAAGTAAACCTAATGGTCTTGCAAAAACCCAGTCAGCTTGGGTATGATCGCCAGTGGTTGCATACTGAAGCAAACAAGCCTCGATGTAGAAAGGCTTAGCGATAGGTCTAAGGTTGGAGGGATTTTGTTAGAGGCCGAACCGTATGGCTTTGAGCGCAATCTGCCAGCTTAAAAGTGTCAGAAAAGTAGTACCTTTTTGCTGACAAAATTAGACCAATCCCATCGGCTTAAAGTACAGTTTATGCTCAGCTAAAAGTAAACCAAATCACGACAAAACCTCGCTCTAGAAATGGATCGGGGTTTTTTTATGCCCACAGGAAAGCTAATGAATGTCATTGATGCTCTAGCTCAATTACCACCTACCACAATTCACCAAACAGCGATCAAGGTGGGTGGATTCGTGGGCGGTAGTACGTTCCTGTCTGGATTCATGGTCGACGCAACACTGTTATCGGCATCTGGGCAATTCATGGGCGGATTGGCGGCATTGGCTACGGTTATTTATTCGATATACAAGGGCTATAAGAAAAAGTGAGCAACCTAACTGAAGATCTGATGCGCCATGAAGGGTATCGGACTCATTTATATGAAGACACAGCAGGAATATTGACTATCGGTGTGGGCTACAACATCGAAGAGAAGGGATTGCCAGATTACATAATCAAACTGTTACTTAACGACTCAATTAAAGAGGCTCGGTCTGAGCTGGATCGGGTTAAGCCAGACTGGAAGCGCTATTCAAAGAGCAGGCAAGAAGTATTAGTCAACATGATGTTCAACCTTGGCGCGCCTAGATTGCTGAATTTTAAGCGATTCTGGAAAGCGCTGGAGTGTAATGACTTCAATACAGCTTCATTGGAAATGCTTAATTCTAAATGGTCTAAACAGGTCGGCAATAGATCAATTGAGCTGGCTAAAAGGATGGCGGCGGGATGATTCCTAAGTTTCTAGACCCATTAATCAGCGAGGCGGTGCCCCCTGACACATGGAGACTAGAGATTAGATTTGCTTATAGAACATTGGTAACCGGCAAACCTTTAATAATAACTGTCCCCAAAGGCTTCCAGAACGACCTAGCAAGCATACCTCGAGCATTAACATGGCTATTCCCTGTCAACGGTCGGCATAGATGGGCAGCGGTCATACACGATTGGCTCTACACGAATAAAGGCTTCCTTGGTGAGCGGATGATATTCACCAGATTGGAATGCGATCAGATATTCCTTGAAGGCATGAGGGTAATGGGCGTTCCTTGGTGGAAACGGCATTCAATGTATCGCGGCGTTAGAGCTGGCGGATGGGTAAGGTGGAATAAATGACTCCTAATTTCAAATACTTCATAACGATTACGATCTTCCTTGTTGCTTGCGCTGTTGCATTCCCTGGCTGCACTACCGTAAGCGTCCAACACCCTAACGGCCTAACTATCAAGGTTAAGAAGTTTCACCCAATGGGCGAAGAGCTAGAAATCGATGGCGTATTGGATAACGTGGGTACTTTGAAGATCAATAAGGCCACCAAGGACTCGCAAGAAACAGTGGACGCCATTATTGACGGCCTTATCTCGGCAGCACGCTAATGGATAACATCACCGAGATTAGAAAGCAGGCATTGGCAGCAGAGAAAAGCGGCGAATTCTTCACAGCCTTAAATGTATTGGTAGACGATTACATAGAAGAAGGCTTGGACTTAACCCAGATAATCACATGGCTGCAGGTTGTTAATTCATCTGTAGTGACACAGCTCTCATTAGCGGTGTACGAGACAGACGAAGAAGACTAACGATTCAGCCCAAAGACCTTACAGAAGATTAACTCCCTTGATGTAAGCGACTAGGCAACCCCCTCACTATAGGCAATCACTTTAAACGCTGGGTGCGAAGCATTGGTGCGGGGTTATTTATTAGGATGGAAGATGAGCAAGGGTTCATACAGAAGACAGTCACAGGTATCTGATGAGCGGCTCACGAACAATTGGGCTACAGCATTCAAGGTAATAGCGCAGGAAGACAGGAACACAGCCAAGACTACCAGTAGGCCGCAAACACCATTAGAGAAATTAAGAACAAAGCGTTATAATCAAGCCTCTGAAGCGACTTACCGCAAGAGGCTATAATGGCGTCATATAAAATATTTCATAGAAAGATTGTAGGAACCGCCGATGATGTTGTGGAAATGGTCAGGAAAACAACCAGCACCAAATACAAGAAGAAAGAGGTAATACTTAGGGAAACCACTTTTTGCATACTTCTTGAGTGTGGGCATAAAGAGGACTTTGCAGGAAAGCCTAACCCGCTCCCAGAAACCATAATTTGTAACACATGTAGGAACAAAGATTTATATGCAAAAGAAGCCAAGACGTTTGGGCGGATCAAGGACGAATAGGCTGACACCAAGGCGTTGCCATTCCCGATAGAAGGAAGGCATCTACAGAAAGATCAAAGACCCGCTAAGGCGGGTTTTTTTATGCCCAATATTTAGTATACGGGCAGCTATTGAGCAAGCACAACTCCATATATTACAAATAAATTCCTAGAAAATTCCTAGAAAAAATCTCAGAAAAAAAGACAGAAAAAATCACCAAATGAGCCAGCATAAATCTCTCTATAACACTAAGCGATGGAAGGATAGACGCAAGGCTCAGTTGTTTGAATTCCCTATGTGCAAGTTCTGCGAAGAGCTAGCCATTAACAAGGCGGCAAAGGTAGCTGATCACATAGTGCCCCATAGAGGCAATGAAGAGCTGTTCTACTACGGCTTACTACAATCCTTATGTTGGACTTGCCACAGTGGAGCAAAGCAGCGACAGGAGAACACAGGCGTCTTGGTTGGCGGTAATGCCCAAGGCTTTCCATCTGACCCGAATCATATTTGGAACAAGTAGCGAGGGGAGGGGTGGTTCAGTCTCTAGGGATATGCCGCCAAAAAAC